GGCTAGTATTGTTTCCGCCCGAACCCACATTTGCTTTAGTAAAAGTACTAGCGATATATGCGGCGATTAGCGATTTGCCTTTATCAGTTATCATAGGTCTTCCTCCAATATGGTAGTGTAGGTTATGGTTGCTCCACCAGTGAATCCTAATGGGGCGGTGGTTATATTTAGCGGTGTCGAAAATCCTAGAGTAAAGGTTCCACTAGATGACCTTGTACGGGCTTTTATTCTAATCCCTTTTATTTTAACACTCTCAAAGAAATCATTAGATTTACTAGGTTCTTTGAATTCTTTGGGTCTAGTGAGGCCCCTTATCCTTCTATTTTCTAATAGTAATTCTGTGAATCTGTCCTCTAGACCTTTGGCGTTTTCGCCAAGTTTGATTCTCATAAATCCATCCAAAGTATATTCTAATTCTAAAATTAAATAATCATCTCTTAGTATATTCTGTGATGGGAATTCTAAAGATACTATATCTCCAACCTTTAGTAAAAATAATCTATCTCCCTTTGCTTCTACTTCAATAGTTTCTCCAATCTTACTATGAAGTCTAAGTAGATTAGAAGCCCTTTGCTCTGCATCATATTGAGTGTACAAGTTAGTGTCTAAAATCTCTAAAGTCTTTTTACCTATTCTTTCTATACTTCTCAGATTCTTTCTAATTGCTTTTACATTTCTACCATAAACAATAACTTCATTGTAGACATCAAATAGTCGCTTACCTTTAGAGATACTCTTTACACTAATTTCTCCATCCTGTTCACTTATTACAACATTGGGTTTATTCAAAACTGAATCAGCGTCTCTAATACTAAACTTCTTATCGTATATCAACTTCTTATTCTTTCTATCTAAGATGAAATTAGCCGCAGTTAATAGACTAACTCCTCGATATTCCGGCGATATAAACAGTGGGAAATTAGTAAAATCTTGCTTTTCAAATACTAGACCTTCATCTTCAAATAAGTCATTTAGCAAACTATCGCTTTCAAAACATACATTTACTCCACAACCAATACTTGCATCTTGATAATTACCTTTTATTTCCTCTATTACATCTATCGAAAAGACTTCTCCTATGGAAGTCGCACCTTTCATATTAGCCATATTTTCAAACTTCATTTCATGATTATTAGAAGCAGTAACTTGAGTAATATTCAAATTAGTTTTTAATGAAGAATCCCCATCGTACATAGCAACAGTGAAATTATCACCATTAGATACTAATTTATCGCTCCCTATAAAATCAGTGGGGCTTCTTAGTACTAAATGGCCGTCAGTGCCTATTGTATTACTAGGGTCTGCTATAACATACATAGAAGCAACCGCTTCTTTATATCCAGTTTCTGCATAAGTTTCAGTACCGTTTCCTCTATCCTCTTCAATAAATCTTGGGCCACTCTTATTCCTAAATCTGTAAGATATTAGTTTATCATAACATTCATCAGAATATGCCTTCTTAGTATATTTTGCAGACATAACATACGGATTAATTATTTTAGGACTAAAATCGTAAAAGGTATTTTCAGCAACTCTCATAACTTTGTATATGTTTGAAGTACTAGACGCATTATCAATTACTAAAACATGTCTTGTCGTGTCTGCCGTTCTTGTAATAGTATGAGAAATTACATAGTGAATATTCTGTGGAATCATCCCTCCACTACCTGTTATCCCCGCCTCAGAATCGGCACTAGACTTAGAAGAATATGCATTATCATAATTAGTAGAATCCGGAGAACCTGCTATGGTTCCCCCAGTACTAACTAAATAAGTGCCAGTTAAATTGGGTGCAAAATTCAACCAAGCATTAGTTAAATGAGAAGCAGTTGTACCTTCTATGTTTTTAATATTGAAAGAAAGCCTCATACAATTGGTAGAACCAGTGGCGTGAGTACTAGGACTTCCATAGAATAAATTAGTATTTCCTCCCTCAACATCACTAAGTACTAAATGAGGCTTAAACAACATAAATGCTCCATCTGCTAAATATGGAGAATTGCCATCATCCGAAGTCTTTAGTTTATTATTTAGGTAATGTCCAAATCCACTTTTATTAGGTCTTCTTAACATCATCTTATGTGGTTGGTCGGTAGTAAATACATCCATCATCGGAACAGTTTCTATTATGTGAGGAGAAACCATACCTGCATCTACCGAAGCCTGTCCTCCATCTTCAATATCGTATCTATCTAAGAATACTGCGGTCATAAAATCAAATAAGGTTCTTCCCTTATTTTTAGCCATATTTCTAATTACTTCAGAAATGTGAGTATTTCTATGAGTGCTGATTAACGATTCATCCGGCTCTCTTGAAACATACACATGACGGTCAGCATTGGATAGGTGGTAGTATTTATGATTCCAATAAGACCTTTCCATGACAAAATATTCTTTATTGTAAGTTTGATTAGCGGCAGTCCTACCAAGATATTGTCCATCTTCCAACCAAATATGATATTGTACATTGTTTATCATACCCGAATTAGGCGTACCATTCGTTATAATTGCCACATCCTCTAAATCTGTTTCTGCGTTTCTAATATCTAAATTACAACTACTACAATTATCAGTGGCGTTTTGGTCTACATCTATGTAGTTAGAACCAACTGCGGTAATTAGACAAGGAGCAGGTAAATCACCATCTACAACTCTCATACCTACTGCAACCTGTGCTATATCTCCGGAACTAACGCTAGTTATTCTATTAGAGCCACTAGTTAATGTTCCTGTTATTGAAAAGGTATTTACGATTCTTAAATCACCGGAACCAGTAAGAATACCGGCTTTAGAAGCAGTATCGCTTCTAAAGGTTGGAGGCAGAGCAATGTCTATATTATCGCTACCCGATGCTAATAAATCTATCATACTATAGATGTAAGGAGTAGTTTTGTTGGTTTTCAGATACTCTTCGTGGAAGTCATCTCCATCATCTTCTGCATACCCATCATGCGTACTTCTTCTACCTTCACTATCGTTATTGAAAACTGCTCCCTTTAACATATGAATAGAACCATCACTAGGCATATTTACAAAGGTATCTTCATCATTATGTCCTCTAATCCAAGAGTAATTAGGATAAGAAGAAACAGCGTTAGAAATAAAAGCATACACTTTAGTTAATGTTCCTTTAGACATGTTTTCATTTTCATGTGGGCCAGCAGATAAGGTGATAGTACTGCCAACGCTTACACTACTATTCTTTTTACCAATAAGGAAGCCATTTTCAGAATAAAAATACACTTCATCCGAAGTTGCTATGTTATCCGGCGTTCCGCTAAAGGTAATGCTATTACTGCCATAACTATCTAGCGAAAGAACAGTGCTTCCATTCTTTATGGTGAACATATCTTGTAGAGCATTTCCTGTAAGAACCGATACAGTCTTATCTTTATCGGGTAGATTTTCTGCATCTACTGAATTGAAATGCCAATCCAATGTCATTTCTACTAGCCTTAGCATAGAGAATTTCCTAAGAGTAGATAAATCAGGGCCACTCGCAATTTGTGCTAATTTGGTATTATCATCAGAAGTAGAAAGAGAAGAACCTCCTCCCAAATATTTGGTGTGATTAGATGAGACACTAGATTCTGTACCCGCCGGTCTTAATAATATGCTATAATCAGTTATATCTCTAGTGTTTTTATACAAACTATCCGGTCTTCTATCACTTTCGGGCAATAAATCAGAATTAGTAAATAATAGATTTCTAGAAACCTTCGCATCCATTTGTCGAAGTGTTCTTTCCCATGTTCTATTTACAGAACTTAGTAAATTAAGCATATATGGGAATCTTTCATGAGTGTTTCCTGTCAAATAAAAATCAAAGAAATTAGTGCCTCTAGATGGTTTGTTTCCTCTCTTCTCAAAGATACCCTGCTTTTCTCGAATAGAAGTAAAACTACTATCATCAGTACGGGAATTTGAAATGCTTATTGTAGTCAAATAACTAGGCTTAAATCTATGAGCCTTTGAATAATATCTAGTAGAACTAGGCGTATCATAATAGACATATGTTCTATCTGTTTCTGTACTATCATCCTTTAATATCGGATATTCGTCAATTGCATCATATACTCCTCTTTCTAAATCCATCAATCTATACAAAGGCAGACCATATCTATTAGAATAATCAGTAGTAGGAGAAGATGCGCCAGTATTGGTATCGTGTATATTTACATTAAATGGAATTAATCCCCAATTATCATCCACAAATGGACTTGCTAACTGTAAAACCCTACTGGGCTTATTTACAAAATATAAATCAGTACTGTCTTTAGTATCTAACTTGCATAATTCATGTGTAGTAGAACCACCAATCGTTAGATTAATTTCTCTATCTAAAACTATACTATGAAAAGTACTAGTTGTGCCGGTGATACTTATACTCAAAGGTTCTACTCTAATAAAATAACCTAAGAAGGAAAAGGCCCCAGTAGCGGCAACTTTTACAAATACGGGGTCATTTCTTTCAAAGTGAGTTAATACTGCCGTAGAAGTAGTAGTTATTCTAGGTGTATCTGTAAAACTATGAGCATAGGAACTGGCCGATAGCATAATTCCCGTTGTTTCTAGAGTCATGTTATTAGAATCATATATATCGTTATCTTCTACTCTTCCTAGATATAGACCAACTCTAGGTGCTAATTCTATACTGGTTCTACCATCTTCCTTAGAGACTTCTAAAACTACAAAATCACTAAGACCATTAACTACTCTATTGTTATTTTTAGTACTAGTAGTATCGTCCTGTAGAATGGCTTGGAAAGCCCTATCATTCTTAATATTACTAATTGAAGCAAAGTTATAACCAACTGCATCTCTATGTGTATTAGTAGAAGACCCTGCTAATTTACCTATTTCTACACCATCCGAATCTATGCTTATTCCACTGTTAAAAAAGACACCTTTATCCGAAGCCCCTTCTAGTGAACTGACTGTATTAGAGTTTTCAACACTAGAAGAAAGTGCTTTCTTAAATGTAAATGGCATTCCACTCTGTACATACAATGCAGTACCTCCGGCTAATTTAACTAAAGAACCAAATTCAAGAGTTAAGGCACTAGTAGAAGCATCAACTGTTTGTATTCCTACAAAATTATTGTTAGAGTCATAAATAATATCTCCTTTACTTATTATAGGTTGCGAACTACCCGATGCGGCAGTAGTAGCAATACTAGTTACATTAATAGCATGGTCGCCACTAACTGTTATTTGTATTCCAGTACTATTCAAAATAGATGTTCTTTTTCTCAAAGGAGACATAGTAGAGTGTATTATATCTTGAGTAAATAGAGTGTTCTTATTAACAATAGGAGATATTAGTTTATGGAAATTATCTCTACCACTAACTTCTACTATTGGTTGAGACTGTACAATTTCTTCTGAAATATCTTCAATCACTCCATCAAATAATTCTAATTCTACAAAGAACTCTCTTTGGGCGTAATCTAAATTAGTAAAAGAATTAGCAACTGTTTGATAGTGTACCCTATCGGGTTCTAATCTCAAGCACTTGTGGGTTCTATCGCCATAAGAAACTCTTAATTCTCTCTTTATGTAATTAATATCAGAAAAGACTACAAATGCGTTATTGAATCTACTTTCAGTATAAGAGCCTAAAGTTACTCCATTTATCTTGTAGGTTAGTGTGTCTACATCTAGAGGATGGCTAGTTAATCCACTTAATCCAGTATAAGTAACATCAGTATCTAATTCAAAATCAACCATTAGTGTTCTAGTCTTTGGCGACCATGTTCTTCTGTATATTTTAGCCCCCGCACTAAATGGCGCAGTTGAAGTATGGCTT